GTCACCTCAAACGTCAGCACCGTAGGTGATCGCGTCACGAGCACCTCGCAGAGCGTTACTGATCTGCGAAACAGCCTCGAACAGACCAACGCTAATCTAGCGAATAAGGCAGATGCACAGGCGCTGTCTACGCTGCAAAATACGGTTACCCAGCAGGGCAAAGACATTGCTTCAGCCTCAAGCAGCATTGCAAGCCTGCAGAACAACCTGAGCACCACCAATGCCAACGTTGCAAAGAAAGCTGATGCGACGGCGCTGAACGCTCTCCAGAACACCGTGACGCAGCAGGGTAGCTCCATTTCGTCTCAGGGTAACAGTATCACCCAGCTTAAAAACGACGTTGATAGCTTGTCTATTGGCGCGAGCAACCTTCTTCGTAACTCCGATAAGAGCGGCGCCCCGGCTCTGTGTCTGTCTCCGACTTCCGGCTTCACCAGTTATGAGCTGAAAGCGATTACGGGTCTGGTTGGTAAAAATATCGCTGTTAAAACTCAGTACACGATGACTCTTTGGTTTAAAGAGTACGCGGATGGCTTCGGAACAACTAAGCCGTTCACTTCTGCAGTCATCGGTCGTTCCGCTGTCGGGACTGACTCATGGTCTCTGCGATACTATTCGCAGAACGGCATCGTTACGCGTGATGGTGACTTGTACAAATGGGTTGGAACAATTACAGCTGAATCTGGTTCGACGCTTTTCGTAGGCGTTGCCGGATTGCGATTCCTGTTTGAAGATAAGACCCAGAAGACCGGTTGTCAGATCTACCAGGTGAAACTGGAGGAAGGGAATAAGGGCACCTCGTGGTCGCCGGCTTCCGAGGATCTGTCTGACGCGATTTCTGGCAATAGTCAGGCGCTGAGTAGTCTTGATAGCCGTGTGACGAAAGCCGAAGGCTCAATCACGTCTCAAGGCAACAGCATCACCCAGCTTCAGAATGAGCTGATCGCGACGAATGCTGACGTTAGCAAGAAGGCGGATGCCTCTGCACTGGCCTCGCTGCAGAACACAGTGACTCAGCAGGGCAAGGATATAACGTCGGCGTCCAGCGATATTTCTTTACTGAAGAATAGTCTGGCGACAACTGATGCAAACGTTGCTAAAAAAGCGGACTCTTCTGCGCTGTCTTCGTTACAGAGTACGGTGACGCAGCAGGGCAAAGATATTTCCAGCCAGGGAACTCGTGTGACGTCCATCGAGAATAGTCTGACGTCTGGCGCCAACCTCATCCCTAACGCCAAGATGCTCAACGGTGCACAGGGCTGGGGTGGGTCGGCGACAACAGTAGACGGTTACGCTGCTGTAAATAGTGCAGCCGGATGGCAGCCACAGTCAGCGACGTTTGAAGTGACACCGGGTGATACACTGGATTTAAGCATGATGTGTCTTGCGGGTCAGGCAATTACTGTGGGATGGGGGTTGCGTTTTGACGGCCCTAGTCTCTCTAACGCCACCATCTACGCAAGCAACTTGAGTTATCAAGCTGGTGAGAAGAAGGCTGTAAGCGGTACGTTTGTCGTTCCTGTCGGCGCGACCACAGCAAGGCTGCAACCGAACACTGGCGCTACCGCGAGTCTGACAGTCTATAACGTCGTCGTCACTCGTCGAGACGCAGGAACTATGGCCAATAGTTCCGCTATTGATTCTCTGACCAGTACGGTTCAGACGCAGGGTGATGCAATCAGCTCTGTGGGCGGTCGGACGACATCTCTGGAAAACAGTCTGAAGACGACGAATGACAACGTGTCTAAGAAGGCTGATTCCACTACGGTTCAGACACTTCAGAACACCGTCACGCAGCAGGGGAAAGACATTTCTGCCGCTGGCACTAACATTACCTCCATGCAAGCGTCACTGACTCGTCGCACTGTATTTACGGTAACGGCGAAAGGGAATGGCAACAGCGTAACTCCTGGGGTTTTTGATGAAAGCGGCAAGAACCTGTTTACCCCTGGTCGCAGCTGGGCGTTGGTCACTTTTGCAAAACAAAGCGACGGATCAACGGTGATTGCGACCTCCAAAACATACGATGTCTTTGGCAGCGCGAATAATGGCGCCACGATGTCGGCTGATATCGAGGCGTTGGCTAGTGGCACTTACGTTTGCGTCCTGACATTCGATGAGCCATCTGGCAACCGAGGTAAGATATTGTCTGCTCTGGAATCTCTTGGTGGTACATCCGAAGTAGTCAACTCTCTGCCGTATCGTGGTGCCTATATCCTCCTTGGCCGCAAAGGCATGAAACCGGGCGATGGTCTGGAACTGCGTGCGCCAACCGGTGGCGACGGCACCGCCCACATTTCGACCTCAGTCGAGTTCGTGAACGGCGTAATGATGGGGCTTGGAGCAGCTGGTGGCGTGATGATGAAAGCAGATGCAAACGCATCGGCGATTACCACACTCCAGAACACAGTAACGCAGCAAGGTAAAGATATTACCTCGTCCAGTAGCGCAATCACGAGTCTCCAGAATGGACTGGTAGCAGCGAACAGCAACATCGACAAGAAAGCTGACGCAACGGCGCTTCAGTCACTCCAGAACACGGTAACACAGCAAGGTAAGGATATTTCCACGCAGAGCGGTAATGTCACCAACCTGCAGAACAGCCTGAGTGCCACAAATACCGGACTTGCCAATCTGGTTGCGGACAGCGACGCGTCGAAAAAAATCATTGGAAACCTTCTGACCAACTCATCGTTTGAGCGCGGTCTGGAAGGTTTCAGCGGCGGCGCGTCATTTATAAAGGTTATTGATGCTCAGTCGCCAAATTCGGGAAGTAAGATCCTGTCATGTGGAGCCGGTACGGGGACAGTCTCCCAAAGCATCGCAGTGACGAAAGATCGCACCTACAAAATCGGCGCGTTTGCTCGCTGTCAGTCTGGTTCCGTTGTCGATAGTCAGAGCAATAACAAGCTGCGTATCGGCAACTCGTCTCTGCTCGCTGATTTCATGTTTAAGCCGACAGACCTTCCTACTGGCTCGACCTGGAAGGAGATCTCCGGGACTTGGAAGGCGACGGTATCTGGTAGTGTTGATGTCTCTATCAACTCGTCCCTCAAATCAGGTAATCAGTATTTCGATGATTTTTACTTCATCGATATCACTGACATAGTGAACATCAACGCGACGAGCAATGCGGTTGCTAGTCTGACTTCGCGAGTTACCAGTGCAGAAGGTACTGTTTCCAGTCACACCGGAAGCATCACGAATCTGAGCAATAGCCTTAATTCGTTGAATAACACGGTTTCTGGCAAGGCCGACGCTTCGGCACTTCAGTCACTGCAGAACACGGTTACGCAGCAAGGCAAAGACTTGTCTTCTGCGAGCGACAGTGTCACTGACCTGAAGAGTAGCCTGAATACGCTGAAGGTCCAGAGTAACCCGTGGATCGACGGTACTTTCGAAACCTATGACAACAATCAGCAGTTAGGCGGCAGCACTGCGATTGTAACGACGGACTTCAAGAGCAGCGGCAGCAAATGTCTGAAGGTTACTCGCCCGGCCAATACCAGTGGGAATTCCGACAAGACGATCGGCTCTTATTCTGCGGTACGCCAGAGCGCGAAATATCGCGTTGAGTTTTGGGCTATGATGCCGGCAAGTGAAGCCCCGCCGTCTGGCTGGACTGTGGTCGTTGGTCTGCACTCCATCAACAAAGATGGTGGGAATGACTGGCAGGGCATTACGTTCAACGAGGCTGGTCTTGGCGGTCGCGACCAGTGGGTTAAGTTTACTGGTGTAGTGAAAGTGAGTCCGAGCGTTACCCGTAGCCATGTATGGATTTCTACTCGTGGTCAGAGTGGCTCCAACACACCTGGATACGCGGTGTACATTGATGATTTCGTCATTACCGATATCACTGATGCTGCGGATGCACAGGCTACGGCGGATGCAAACGCAACAGCAATCTCATCGTTGCAGACGAAGGTCAGCGATATCGATGGGAAAGTGACTGCCCAAACGTCGCAACTGTCTTCCATGCAGTCGAAGGTAGACGCGTCTTCTTCGAAAGTGGATCAGCTGTCTAAGACCATTTCGGACAGTCAGAGCACTCAGGCATCGTTGAACACCAGTCTTCAGTCTCAGATCGATGCTCAGGCTTCGGCCAACATCAAAAACCAGGCTGATCTGAACTCGGCGACAACGAGCATCGCGTCTATCAAATCGACTCAGGCGACTCAGGCGACTCAGATTAGCGCAATGGCAAAAACGCAGACTGACATGACCGCATCATTGAACAGTCAATCTGCATCTATCCAGACGCTGCAAGAGGCTGTTTCAAACAATGACGCGCTGAACAGTACCTGGATGGTGAAAATGCAAACCAACAACAACGGGCAGAAGTATGCGGCGGGTATCGCTCTCGGTGTTGATGGTAAAAATATGCAGAGCCAGTTCTTGGTTCAGGCAGACCGCTTCGCGCTAATTAATACATCGAACGGCAATACGACGACTCCGTTTGTGATTGATAATGGTGTAACCTATATGAACGCGGCTTTCATCAAGGATGGGTCAATAGGTAGCGCCAAGGTCGGTGATTTGATGAGTTCGGGTTTCCAAGAAAACGTTAGAGGTTGGCGAATCTCTCGCGATGGAACGATGAATATAAATGGCTCAGGGCCGGGTAGTTCCAGAACGGTAATTACAAACGGTAAAATCGAAGTCTATGATTCAAACAACCGTCTCCGTGTGAGGATGGGGATTTTCTAAAACTAAAGCCGCCTACAGGAAGTGGGCGGCATCTCAAGGAAGAGATAATGAGTATGTATGAAGTAGGCACCGTAACTGGTGCTGCAAATCAGGCGAAAGTGACCGGTGTAACGACTAAGTGGTCGCAGACCGCTCTTGGCGTTCAACAGGGTTCCATTCTTGTCGTGTATCGGAACGGGAGCGCGGACTTGTACGCGATTAAATCCGTCGACAGTGACACGCAGCTGACCCTTACCCGAGACATCACGACAGCGTTCTCTGGGGCGTCCTATGGCATTATCACATCAGAGACAGCCAGCACCTCCGCATTTGCAAACCAACTCGCCAGCGCCTTTTCTCTGTGGCGGAGTGTTGTTGAAGGATGGTCGACCGCGCTGACGTCGACAGGTAACATTACAATGACTGATCCTATTACCGGAACGTCAGTTACTGTTCCTGCTATTAAGGGAATGGCGAAGCTTGCCGGAGGTAATAATTACACCGGCACACAAAGCCTGGATAGCGACGACTCAGGCTTCATTCTTGGAAAGAACGGCGATATTGGTCTGGTCAAGAAGAGCGGCACTTATGGGAAAGTCATGGTTGGAAAATCATCTCGATTCTCAGTCGTTCGAAGTGATCAAGACCGGATATCGGCAACTGATGGGCAGACTGAAATTTTTGGCGTTGAAGCTAACGGTGACGTCAAAGTCGCGAATTCACTTTATGCCAAAGGCATTCTGCAAAGTGATTATCAGGTTAGATCGCAAAGTATCGAGCTTTCATTTTCCACGCCTTACATCGATTTTCATTATGGGAATAGCGCAGCCGACTATACTCATCGAATTATTGCGGATGATCCTGTGGCACTTGGTTTTGAATGCAGTATAAGAGTTTCCAAAAATATAAGAGCGCAAGAAGGTATAAAAGCAGATAAGTATGTACGCGCTGCGAGTAGAGCTGGTTTAATTGCGCAATATGACAGTGACCCCGGCGGAAATATCGGTGATATTCGAGTTGCCCCAATCTTGTGTAGCCAATTCGCAACTGTAGGCTCTGATGGAAACGGGAACGCTGGCGCGAATTTTTGGTTTGAGGAACACATAGGTTACAACCACCGTCTCGTTACCCAAGTCAAAGGGTATGGTGCATCCGTACAATACTGGCATCATCGCAGCGACGGAATGATCTGGAATAGTCAGCGAGGTGATGTGGCGTGGGCCGCAACTTCAGACAAAAACCTCAAGCATGATATTAAACCCACAGATGGATTACAGTCGCTGAAAAATATCAATGCCATGAAACTAGTTACTTTCATCTATAACGATGACGAGAGAGAGCGCCAGCGTCGAGGTGTGATTGCTCAGCAGCTTCAGAAAATTGACCCGTGCTACGTGAAGGTGAGTAAAGGTGTGGTAAACCGCCCAGCCATAAAGGATGATGAAGGTAATGAAATTGAACCAGAACATCAGGAGGTAATTGAAAAACTTGTGCTGGACTCCAATCCTTTATTAATGGACGCTCTAAGTGCTATCCAGGTATTGTCGCGGGAGATTAGTGAACTCAGAGCTGAGAACAGAGATTTACGCGCATTTGTTCATTCTGAATAGTTAGTAAGTATTTACTTACTTTTGTTTTGAACTGTGATATAACCGGGCGGATTTAGGTTTGACAGTCATGGAGGATTAACAATGTCAAACGAGACGCCCGGTGTGAGCCACAAGGAAGTGGAACGCATTGCTCAAATCGTCGCACGAGAGGTTCTGCAAGGACTTCGTGACGAGGTTGGGGAAGAGGTGGATAAGCGACTGAAAGCGTACCTGGGAGATATGACCGCGACCCAGCACAGCATTCAGCACGCGAATCTGGACAAGCTACTGAACCGAATGGACGCCATCTCAAGTGGGTTCTTCGGCGGTGTCGTGTCCAAAGTTACTTCTTTCCTGATCACCGCCTTGCTGCTGGGACTGGCAGCGTATGGCGTAAAAAGCGGCATTGGAAACTAAGGGGAAAAGGATGACTCCAAGAGGAATACGCAACAACAACCCAGGCAATCTGGATAACACGAATCCGTGGCAAGGTCTGATAGCTAACCCGGCAGAAAGTCGATTTGCCACCTTCAAAGACCCGACATGGGGTGTGCGTGCGCTGGCCGTTACGCTCATTACCTATCACGACAAGCGCAAAGCAAAAGACGGCTCACGAATCGACACGATCCGCGAAGTCATCGAACGCTGGGCGCCGCCGAGTGAAAACGACACCGAGGCGTATGTTCAGGCTGTCGCCAAAGCGGTAGGCGTTTCTCCTGATATGGAAATCGATCTGCATCAGTACGAGATTATGCGACCGACCGTTGAGGCAATCATTCGCCATGAGAACGGCAAAGGCCCGCTGCGAACTGATAACACCTGGTACAACATCGACGTCATTGACGAAGGGTTGCGCCGGGCTGGTGTCGTTAAGCCCGTGAAGACCACCGCATCCATTCCGGTCACTAAGGAAACGGCCGGCGCAACCGTCACAGCAGGTATCGGTCTGGCGCAACTGGCCGACGTTGCTCCGCAGATCAGTGCGGCAATGGATAAGGCTCAGGGCAATATTTCGAGCGGGGATACCGTTCGCATTGTCTTTGGGATCGCGACAATCGCCGTAGCGGTATTCATCGCCATAGCCCAGGTGCGGAAGTATCAGCGAGGTGTTGCGCAATGATTGAAGGCTTAATTGCCCGTATCAAAGCGTTCGTAATGACGGCTTCGGCCGTCATTGCGGTACTTTTTGGGGCGTATATTTTGGGTGGCCGCGCAGCTCGTCGATCGGCGGAGATTAAAAATCAACGTGAAGAGAATAAGCGGCTAAGCACGACTATTGAGGTAAAAAATGAAACGACTGATAAGATCAGGCGCATGGGTGATGGCGCTGTGGACGATGAGCTTTCTGCTAACTGGATGCGTGATTAAGCAACATCAAAGCCTTTCATTCTGTGAGACGGCCAGTCCGATATACATTTCCCGAGACGATGTACTGACTCAGGAGACCAAAAGACAGATTCTGGCGCATGACGTCGTCGGTGAGCGTGTTTGTGGATGGGGGAGAAGCAATCACACCAGTTAAAGAGAAAACGCCCCAAAATCGCTCAGGGGCGTTTTTAACATAGACCAGTATACGTCCAGTTAGTTGAATGGTTTTTGTTGTCACTATACCTTGTTTGTTTTAGGCTATAAGAAACATAAGAAAACATCTTGTTTTCAAAATAAACAAACTACAAGGCATAATCATGGAAACCAAACTCATCATCGTCGGCGGGACGAAGGGTGGGCCGGGTAAGTCTACGGTCGCCCAGCAGGTAGCAGCAGGTCTGCAACTGAAGAGAGGCCAAAAGGTTCACATTACCGACATCGACATCCAGCAGACGACAACCTCATGGTGCGAAGAGCGCCGCAATAATAAAAATCTCGATCTCATCGCCTTTTCTTACATTGAGAATGACATTGTAAAGCACCTTCAGTCTTTGAATGGCCGGTATGAGTACATCGTTGTTGATGCTGGCGGCTTCGACTCAGAAATTCAGCGTGAGGCTATGCTTATTGCCGACATCGTTCTGCTACCGCTCAGACCAAAGCGGCGCGATCTGAAGTCACTGCGAGATCTGGACACTGTGCTCGAAAGCGTAAAATCATCAAACCCGGAAGTTCAAATTCGTGCCGTCTTGAATCAGTGCCCGTCACTGCCGTCTCAGGTGTCTCGTATCCTTTCGTCCAAAGATATTATCGAGTCTTTCGGCATTAAATGTGCTCCAACCAATATCTACACTCGTAACGTGTATGACGATGCAGAAGAAGCTGGACGGTCTATCTTCGAAATGAAAGGAAAAGACCGCGATAAAAAGGCGGAGTCGGAGATTGAAGAGTTGGTTGATTATTTGATGAGTCTGGAGGCGCAGTAAAATGAAAATGGGTGATCTGGCTAAAAAGCCACAAGCCGCGGAAGAAGTTTCGCAATCCACGGAGTCAGAAGTAAAACAACCTATGCGCTCCCCGACTCGACCACAGGGAAGACCTACTCGTGGGAAGTCCAGTATCAAGAGCCGGACGATGAGCATCGAGGATGAGTTCATCAGCCTTATCTCTGTCATGGAGAACGTTGACCGCTGGAATCGCTTCACGCGTTCAGACGTTATTCGTGCCGCCATCATGAATCTGGCCAGCGAATCGCCTGAGCGTATTGCGGAAACCATTGCCGTGCTTCGCGAGACTCCAGCGTCTGAAGCAGAAATGCGCGGCGAACAAATCCGCCGTGAGCTGGAGAAGTAGATCGGCGATCCCCCCTTTATCTTTTAAAGACTTTAAAAAGCTATTAAATATATATAGGAGCCAGGCACTGTTTTGACTCCTAAAACTCCCAGAATACTGAAAGAATCAGGCGCTTCCAGCGCCTTATTCTTTGTGTCTGGGGTGTTATTTAAAAGCCTTGCTCTGGTAGTTATTATATATCTCTTCTTTGTTTTTAAAACATAAAGGGGTATGACGGAAGCCAGAATCACCGCCTTGGGCCTCAAGCAAACAACCTGTCTTTTCCGCTTTCAAAACCCCACGCCAGCGTTTATCATCTCCCCAAAAGTAAGTAAGAGCTTATTTAGGTATGGACAGATTATTAAACACACCAGACGGCGAAAAGTACGCGTTCATGCAGGAGATGACGACCTCAGACATGGACAGATGGGTATCCGAAAACATTGGTCTCTCTCGCTGCTCAGGTGAGACGGAGTTGTTTGCGACAAAGTGGTTCGATTACCGCAATATGCATCCGCTGGTTGCCACCTGTCTTTTCTCTGAAATCTATAAGATCGAGTACGCACGCATCATGCTGACTCACGGTCGCGACGACTTCCAGCGTGCTCCGTATCGTACCGGACTAAAGCGCGTCGCCTATCAGGATCACGGAATGGGGGTAAAAACCTCGCTGTGGCGTGCTCGCCAGTTTGCGGACAAGTATTGCTGTTCGTATGAGTATTACATCTCAACGATACTGAGCATCGCGGCGCAGCGCCTGTGGGCTAATCTCCCTCGCCCCCAGCATCTTTGGCAAGACGATCTTGTTGAGATATTTGAGCAGAAGCTTTCCCGCCGCTCTCAGATCCGCATCGATGACAGCATCTTCAGCTACCACAACATGCCGCAGTTGGTGGCCCCGGAAATGCAGAAAGATTACTGCATGTGGGTCATTAAGCACATTGACGCGATGAAGCCTTCGTTGCGTGTCAATGGTGTCCTGTCAGCCGTCTATCTCCGTCGTCTTATCCCGGAAGCTGTGGCAGCAAAGCGGTATCCAAAGCTTATTCAGGATGCTCAAGGCTTGTATTTGAGCGCCTGCGAAGATTGAACATAATTAAGAAAACAAGTTGTTTAAAACAATAAGGAAAGCACATGACCACTACCTCTTCAGCGCTTGAGACGCCTGTTCACACAGGACGACCGCTATCGGAAGAATTTGACGCTGGGTTTGAAGATCGCCTGACTGCGTACTACTGCCGAGACAGAGAGTTTCTGATCAGAGCCGGCGATCTGGTTCTCCCTGAGCAATTCTCCAACAAGGCAAATGGATACCTGGTCAGCATTGTGGCCGGCTATTTCCGCTCGTACAAAAGCTCCCCGTCGAAAGAGTTCATCATCGACATGATTAAGGAGGCGAAGAAGCGCGGAAAGATTCGAGAAGAGTTCGTGCCTGAAGTCGTTAATGCGATGAAGCGTATTTTGACCGAGAAGCTGGAAGACACCGGCTACATGATTGACCGCGTCGTGACGTTTGCGCGTTCGGTTGCTTTTGATGATGCGTTCATCAAGGCGGCGGAGCTGAAGGAGAAAGGCGAGTTTGAGCGTGCGATGCAGGTCATGCAGAAGGTGGACATGGTCGGCGCATCCGATATGGATGACGTGTACAGTTTCTATGAACGTTCCGGCGAACGACATGAGCGTCGCGAATACGAGGCGTCCGATGACTTCGTACCTAACAGCGTAACAACAGGCATTCCGTTACTGGATAAAATGCTTCACCAAAAAGGCTGGGGGCGTAAAGAACTGGTTCTGTTCATGGGCTTCGCAAAATCGGGTAAATCGACGGCCATGGGTGAGTTTGGCATTAACGCCACACTGAAAGGTTACAACGTCCTGTACGTCTCTCTGGAAGTCCATAAAGACATTCTGTCCGACCGCTGGGATGCTCGTATCTCCGAAACAGAAATGTCAAAACTTATTGAGCGCCGCGATGATATTGCGGAAAAGCTTCGCTCTGTAGGTGCTGATGGGAAAATCGGAAGCATGTGGATTGTTGAGCGTCGCGCCAATACATTTTCACCTGCAGACCTTGACCGCTTACTCAGCAACATGAAAGTGAATGGCATGATACCTGACATGGTTATTGTCGACTATGCGGATCTGATGCGTGCCACCACGCCAACCAAAGACCCGCGCAATGATGTGAAGGACATCTACACCGACTTACGTGCTGTCATGGATAAGCACGATGTGGCGGGTATGACAGCGTCCCAGACCAACCGTGAAGGTGGTTCCTCTGAAGTTGCGACGATGATGCACGCCGCGGACAACATCGAGAAGGTGCGTATCTGTGACCTGATTATCTCAATTAACAAAACTGAAGAGGAAGAGGCCAAAGGCGAGGCACGTCTGTACTTTGCTGGTTCTCGTAACCAGAAAGGCGGGGTAAGTCTGCGAGTGCTTCAGGATCTGGAACAGATGCGATTTATTAAGCGAATCATTGACGTTATGTAAAAAAAAAGGCGTCCCAATATGGGGCGCCTTAATTTCAATACAGAAATTCAAGCTTTCTTTTGCTAATAAAACCACAAAAGAAAACACATGTACTGCCATATTAATCTATGGCCGGCTAAATGCAAGGTTTATCAAATGTCAGAATTAAAAGAACTAATGGAAGAATTCGACTTTGAGCAGTGGCTTGATACAGAGGGGATCTCGTATCGTCGTGGCTCAAGGACTTCAAAGGGGCGTGAAGTCAACATCCGTGAATGTCCGTGCTGCAAAAGTAGTAAGTGGAAGGTTTACTTCAACCTGACTACTGGCCTTGGCAAGTGTTTCGCCGGTGATCACCCGGAGGAGGTGCAGTTTAACAAGCTGAACTTCATCAAATACCATACCGGCGAATCATGGCGCGGATTGCAGCGTTACATCCGCAACGAACTGATGCAGCAAGGCTGGCGCCCAAAAGAAGAAGAGATTGAGCTAAAGTCGGATGTTGAGCTGACGTCTGAAGTTATCCTGCCTCCACATTATCAGCTGCCAATTGAAGGCCAACTTCCAACGTATCTTGTTGATCGCGACATCTCCCCGGAGCTGGCGACCTACTTTGATCTGCGGTACTGCGTCGAGGGTACGCACGTTTATCTCGATGAGCGAAATGGACGACCGCACGTCCAGTCTTTCGATATGCGCATCTTGATCCCCATTTACGATTTGGACGGCAAAATGCGGACGTTTCAGGGGCGCGACGTTACTGGTGAGTCAGATCGTCGTTATCTCTTTCCAATATCACTGCCGGCATCTGGCAAGTTCCTCTACAACGGACACAATGCCATCGGGAAGCGCACTGTAATCGTTTCTGAGGGCGCTTTTGACGTTATGGGCATAAAGCGTGCTCTTTTTGCTGAGGAATCGCTGAGAGAGTATGTGGAGCCGATAGGAACGTTCGGTATGCACTTGTCCGGCACGCTGGATGGTGAAACCGAGGATCAGCTTGGCGCATTCTTGAGATTGAAGCAAAAGGGATTAGAGACGGTCGTCATGATGTGGGACTCCGAAAAACAGGCAATACACAACACGTTTGGTGCAGCCAAGCGATTAGCCGGCATCGGGTTACGTGTGAAAATCGCGTGTCTCGGAGAGGAAGGCTTAGACCCAGGCGATGCGACAATCGAGCAGGTTCTGAAAGCCTACTATCGAGCGAAGCCATACACCAAGATGCTCGAAATGATGGCGAAACTACACGGTATTAAAGCACTTCTCTGACCGTAAAAAAGATAAGCACTTACTTATCATTTTGTATAAGATTCATAAAAAAAGGAGAGCACATGTATATCAAGAGCATCGACGAAGCCGTCAGAAAAGCCATTAGCGAAGCGGCGCACATCTTTAAAGATGGAGATGTAGAACGGATAGTTAAAGAGGCTTGTGAAAAGGCGAATCAACGCATCAGCATTAAGATGCCTGTCACCATATCCACCCCTAACGAGCCTTGGATTTACATTTCGTCAACTTTAACGGCTGATCGGAACTTCGAGCTGTTCGTCATCGTCAACCTTACTGACGTCGCCGAGGACTATCTGAAGGCAAAGGTGTTCCAAGGTATATTTTATGCAGGAAGCCCGCGGCCGGCGATGTCACTCTACGAGAAGTCGATAATGATAAAAGCCGAGGATTATGAATCATACGTCGGCCCTGCAGCGGTAAAAAACTTCGCTAACTATATGCTGGAAAGCGGCGTCCTGCAGGCTCCAGAGTTTGATCGCGTCCTGCGCTCACTTAGGGCTACGATGACGACAGAAGTTGTTTCAATGCCGGACATCCCTAAAGTTGTAGATGATGTATCAATGACCGGGGCAATGGCTTTGTCTGCCGTGCATTCGAGCGCATTCGAGACGCCAGGCTATTCTCGTGCCTTTTCACTTAAAGCACCTGGCGGCATCATTGACGCGATCCTAGACCAGAAGTCGTCTCTGGCAAAAAACCGTTTCAATGAAAGCATTGAAATGCAGCTCTTCAGCGAATACGACGGGGAAATGGATGAGATTGAGTCGGTTAAGGCCGTGTCGAAGTGCTTCGGCGGTCTTTTCGCAAGACCTGGTGAAATGATTACCCGTCTTGGTTATGACAAAGCTGCCATGCTCTCAGAAGGCAAAAGCTACGCTCTCGCTCACGTCCGTGAAGCGATAAAACATGCAGAAGTACACAGCCTCGTCGCGGAAAACCCTCTTTGGGGTTCTTGGTAACAATCCCCTCGTAAAAAATCTTTCAAGCCTGCGCCAGAGCATTAGACTGGCGCAATGATAAGTAAACATTTACTATAAGTATCTATGAAAACCAACTTTAGCAAATTTCCGTCAATTAGCGGCAGTAATAGCTATTCGATGCTGTGCGAGGAACTTCTAATCAACGGATCGCCGACGCGCTCTTCCTATACGGTGTGTCAGCACACCGTACTGGCATTTAAAGAGAATCGACTACCGCCTGGTTCATTCGATTCGTGCGCGACAGCCATTCGTGCCGGCAAGTGTCGTGCGGTCAAGATGATGTTGGAAGAAGTTAAAACAGGCGAGCGGATTTACTTCATCGATGGCCTCGAAGAGATGCGTAAGCTGAGAGAGGAAATTGAGAGTCGTGCAGCTAAAAGCGCAACGCGCAACAAGCGTGCTGCGACGTTTGGCTCAAGAGTGACGCCAAAGCCGGAAATCAAAAAACCAACCGTTCTCGTCGACATTTACGCCGAAGCGGTAAACGCAGAAGTTAATAAAACAGAGGAAAACACATGAGTCAGTTCGAGCCACAAGTAGGCCAAGTATGCCAGATGATCTACACTACCGCGGACGTTCCGCAATGGATTAATTGCTTGCCAAAGGCAGCATCGTCTCATGGTATTGCCGTGAGCATTGACATTGTCAACGAAGGTGAAAGAACACTCTGGTTCGACAGCTTCCAGATTAACCGCAACATCGTTTTCCGCCCGATCGTTCCTGAATGTAAGCTGTGGGCCGCTAAGGACTCTGACGACGTCTACGAGATGGTGTGCCTTAGCAACGTGCTTACCGCCAAGCCCGGTTTCCCTTTGACTGTCATTTTCAAAAACAAAGACAATGAGATTTTCTCCATGGACGCCGTCGATTTTCTTGATGCCTACGAACCAAAACCGAGTGATCTACCGATGGTGGAGCAAAGCGAACAGTGCGACATCCTCGATTCTCAGGATGAGCCTGTCGTTGTTGCGGGAGAGCTTCAATAATGGAAAAGTTGATTGCTCTGCGTGGAAAACTAGACGCCATTAAAGCTATGGGAACCAATGCCAAAAAAGTCGCCCTGGCTGAGCTGGACGCATTCGAACAAAGCATGGTGTCACTGATGCTTAACCCATTCATCCGATTCGGGGTGAAGAAATACAGCGTCGCGGAGCCAGCGCTTGAGAATAAAATCTCTGATGAAGACGCTATCGATATTCTCAACTCCTTGGCCAGCCGTAAGCTCACTGGTAACAGCGCTATTGCGATGGTGGAGCAAGCTATTTCAGACATGACAGAGGAAGGGCAAGACGTGTTCCGCCGCTTCCTGATTAAAGATCCGAAGGCCGGCATCGGTATTAGCCTGTGCAATAAAATCTTCGACAACCCGATTCCGGTGTTCGAGGTTCAGCTGGCGACGTCGTACAAAGAAAAAGGCGACAAGTACCCGTTCAAGGAAAACCCGAAAGCCAAGTTCCCGATGATTGCCAGCCTGAAGCTGGACGGGATGCGCGTCATTGCCGAAGTCATCGTTGACGAGGCAGAGGTTAACTTCCTGTCTCGTACCGGCAACCCGGTAACGTCTCTCGACCATCTGAAGCCAGCGGTATTAGATTTGGCGCGTATGACGCCGCATAAGCACATCTTCTTTGATGGTGAAGCGACGGCCGGTTCGTTCAACGATTCCATCTCAGCACTGCGTAAAAAAGGCGTATCAGCTATTGGCGCCGTATTCCACGTCTTCGATTACTTCTTGCCGGAATGGAAAGCCATTGCCAAAACCAAGGAGTACAAGAAAGAAGGCCGCAAGTTAAAAGACCGCCATATCGACTTGTGCAGCTGGACAAACTGGAAGAGCCGCCCGGACAGTCAGTACAAAGGCGACGTGCGTTTGCATGACTTCCAGTTAGTACATAGCCATAAAGAGTTTATCGACTTGTTCATGGCGGCTCTGGACGCCAACGAAGAAGGCTATATGGCGAAAGATCCGTTCTCCGTTTACGAGTTTAAGCGCACCAAGAGCTGGTGGAAGATGAAGGACGAGATCGAAGCTGACGGTGAGATTATCGGCTTCAAGCCAGGTAAAGAGGATTCGGCATTCGCCCACACTCTCGGCTCGGTAACTATTCGCCTGGAGAACGGTGTTGAGGTCGAGGCATCGGGCATTAAGCACATGTACCTGGATGAGATCTGGAACAACCAGGACAAGTACATCGGGCGCATCGTGAAGGTCAATGCCCACGAAGAGACGCCAGACGGCAGTTTGCGTCACCCTCGTCTGAAATGGCCGTCCTGTCTGCGTGACACTGAAGACCGCATAGGGGATAAGGAATGATAAGTGACCTTATTGGCTTTGGTCTGTCGACCTTTTTGCTGGGCTTTGTTTTGGGTGGAATGTTTTTTGTGTCGATAAAGAAGGACAGTATCAAGGCTGGGGTTATGGAGTTCAGAGGTCGAATCTACCGAATCGTCGATGTGACCTCTGAGGCAAAGGGATTAGCTGTGGGAGGTGTAGATGATCCAGTTAAGTAAGTTGGAAAAAAGCACGCTTCGAGAAATAAGCCAGTGGGAGAGATTCTACGAACACTGGCGCCCGAAGACTCGTGCAAAACTGGAGCGGATGGGATTCGTTGAAAATATCTCCCCTGAAGGGAAGCAAAAGAATTTTCAGCTGACGACCAGAGGCAGGGTTGTTCTGGCTGAACTTGTCAACGCAGGAGCTTTTAGTTGATCCCATATCTTTTGATGGGAGCTATCGCCGGGTTTCTACTCGGCGTAGTTGTTACCCACGATTTGATTAAGCAGGAAATTAAAACTGGCGTCATTTGCTTTGGGCGGCGCGTATATCGAGTGGTTCACTCAACTGACATAAGGAATGTTAAATGACAGACTATATTTTGCTCGCATTTATTCTAGTTTGTATTTTTTACACCGTGACGAGAGCTGTATCTCGGATCGTTGATATGGTGACGGTTAAGTTTTTCGTTAATGACGACATGATGGAAAACGTCGTATCGAGGTTGATTAGCTTAACATCTCTCCGCTGGGATGGGATTCGAGACGATAGAAGTTACACAGTAACAACAAAGGGTTACATCGTAACCGTCAAAAAAAATAAAAACAAAGATAAATAAGTGTTTACTTATTTATAAGTTTTCACTAAGATTAACTCGTTTTCGACGTTAAGCGGCTTTGCGGTTTTTTAGAAACTGACCAACAAAGTAAATGCAAACGATGATGTAGTTCTGATGGCGGCTTAACAGCCTATAAGTCAGTGAGGTCTTCCGATTCCTCATTAACAAATTCGGCGCACTGATCCGGTGTGATTACTAATGGATAGCAGAGACTTGCTGGTGAATAGGCGATACTGACCCACGTACCCTTAACCACGCGATAGAGTCAGACGGTGAGTCTCTGCGAACATGGGTGATGGCCTTTTAGTTTGTCGATTAGCTGTGCATAGCGTCGGCGAGCGAAGTCTGGTGACTTAAAGGTTTATTCCGATGCCTGATGTGTGAAATGCAAATAGCATATTTGAGGCTGAGGATTGCGGGTTCGATTCCCGCGTCACTCTCCCACGTTTCAGCTGTTTGGGTGGTTAGGAGCATTTTCAATAACCATATCCCGGTTTCAGTCCGCAACTGACCGCCCAAACAGCTGCGTCGTGTGTGATTACTTAATGTCTCATTTCATCTTGGGTTAATTTGAAATTGCGACGCAGCGCCTTTCTCAAAGCGTGCAGAAGGTTTTGAGAAAGTGCGTGCTAACGATCGGACTTTCTTCTGCTATTGATAGACTCGTTTAGAGCTTGATATGTAGGCCATAGCCCAGCCGGAGGTGGCGAACACCGGCAGACTGAGATGTTAGTCGATTGAAGAGGTTTTTTCATCGCCTCGATCTTTACTCCAGGCCATCAAATATGCCTCCGCTGTTTGGTGACAGGCTCAGTCCGTTTCCTCTTAACGATAAAAGAGGTGCAAGCAAACAAAGCAGTCTGGTTGACTGCGACCGAGGAAGACGTCTTATCCGGTAGAGAGTGGTTCGATTCCGCTTGTTTGCGCCAACCTAAAGGGCTTTTTCGAGAGTCCTTCAGATTGAATGCCCAATGCGACAAAACGGTAAGTCGAGAGGATGCTGAGTCCGATGATGCAGGTTCGAGTCCTGCTTGGGTAACTTATCTAAGATGATGTGATTCCATACATCTCTTAGTGTCGAGGCCAAAATGGTGCGGCCATCAACCGCATAAACAGCCATTAGGCCCGAGCCACAAGCCTCGTCTGGCACTAACGTAAAGTGCAAGTAGCGTGAAATTCAGACTGTACGGTCAGAAAAGTAACGCCGCGAACCATACAAATAAACTACAAAGAGAAAACACATGTCTGAAGTAAAAAAGGTTATTACCGTAGCTGAGCGTTCTACTAAAGCGCTGGTTAAAGTTGTTGCCGACGGCCAAAAACTGTTCTCCGATCTGGCGTCTTTAGCCGCTTCAACCGTAACTCTGACTGAAGAAATCGAATTTAAGCAGGGCCAGTTGGCTGATATCGAAAACCAGATCGCTGCCTCCGAGCGCGAATCCAAAGCCCAGCTGCGTCTGCGTGTAATCGAAAACGAAGACAAGGTTCTGGCCGAGCTGATGAAAGCACGCGGTTATGCCGTTATCACTCACGCTGATCTGGATGCACTAAACTCCGACCTGGTCGCGGCCAAAACCGACAACGAGTACGCAGTATCCGAAGCGCGTGAAGCTGGTTATCAGGCTGCTGCTGCTAAATTTGGCGCTGAGAACCGCGATCTGGTATCCCAGCATAAAGTTGAGCTGGCGGAGCACAAAGCCCAGGCTACTGCTAAAAACCAACGCATCTCCGATCTGGAAGCGCAAGTTGCAGAGCTGCGTGGACAGATTACCGCAGAGCGCGAAACCCGCCTCGAAATCGCCAAAGCTGATGCCGGTCGTGCAGGTGTTGTGGTTAACGCCGGTAAGAACTGATTGTGGCCGTAGCCTCTTCGGAGGCTACAGCTTAAAGACTGATGGCGACATTGGCCTTTAAGCTGTACTTCGACCCACAGCGACCATTGAGCATCACGATAGACACTTTTAGCGCAAATAATCAAAGGAGCCTCGCGGCTCCTTTTTGTTATTTCAAAAATAAGTAATGATTTACTTATCCAATGCAGTTATATTTATTGCGACACCTAACCATTTGAAAGGAATCAAAATGGGTACATCACGCAAACATGCGCGTAAGGTAGCGCGTAAAGCAGTAAAAGAGAATCGTGCGTTCCGCGGCCGTCGTGTTGATTACGTTATTGTCGATGAGCTGACCGACGCTCAGACCCCACGACCAAAGCGAGACAATACGCCAGTTGAGGCTCGTAACGAGGCTCAGGCGCATTATCTTATCAGCATCGAAAACAAGCCTCTGACGTTCGCCACCGGTGAAGCCGGCTGCGGCAAAACGTTCCTTGCCACGGCTGTCGCCGCGCAGAAGCTGTTGGATAAAGACGTCCGCAAAATCATCGTCACTCGCCCCGTATTGCAAGCTGACGAAGATCTGGGCTTCCTTCCGGGCGATGTGGGTGAGAAGTTCGCCCCATACTTCCGCCCCGTCTATGACGTTCTCCAGAAGCGTCTGGGCGCATCCTTCCTCGAATACTGTCTCAAGCCAGAGATTGCCAAAGTAGAAATCGCCCCGTTCGCTTACATGCGTGGCCGGACGTTCGAAAACGCAGTGGTTATTCTGGATGAAGCGCAAAACGTTACACCGTCACAGATGAAGATGTTCCTGACCCGCATGGGTGAGAACGTTACGGTTATCGTGAACGGCGATGTGACGCAGTGTGACCTACCTGGTAATAAAGAGTCCGGGCTATCCGACGCACTGCGCCGCTTTAAACCAAACGCGCACGTTGGGTTGATTGAGTTTGAAGCCGACGATTGCGTCCGCTCTGAACTCTGCAAAGTGGCTTTAAATGCCTATCAATAGGGATATTGAAATGACAAAAGTTAAATTACCGCAGTACCAAAGCATTAAAATCGTGGAAGCGGCTGAGATTGCGAAAATCGAGGGGCAGACAATGCTGTTATCCTTCCGCAAGCATGTGGCAAAAGTCGAAGTAGATCAGACTTATCTCGACAAGCACCAGCCTCAAGTTGGTGGATATTTCGTCCGCTATGAAAACGGTTATGAGTCCTACTCGCCAAAAGGGCCGTTTGAATCGGGCTATTTGTCAGTCGAAACCACTATTCACGCCGCCAGGGTAGGTGCATCTTTTGGCATCGCAATCGAGATGCTGAAAGATGGCCATCGCGTAGCTCGCAAAGGTTGGAACGGCAAAGGTATGTTCTTGCGCATGGTGTCCGGCAAACAATACGACGTCGCTTGCGGCATTGCTCGCGATCTGGAGCTGGCGCCCTGGATTGGTATGAAAACAGCTGACGGCAAATTTGTGCCATGGCTGGCATCCCAGACTGACATGCTGGCCGAGGATTGGGTAATTGTGGAGATGGTGCCGTGAAAGACCAGCACACTAAAATCAAAGGCTATCGTGATCTGTCGGCCGAAGAGATCGCGCTGATGAACGAGGGAAAAGACCTGGCTCAGAAGGTAGGCGCCTTTATCGAAAAGCTAGAAGCCGCGGAGTTCGCACAAACCAGCGATCAAACTCCAGACAAACGCTGGCTGGCCATCGGCAAAACTGACCTGCAGAAAGGCTTTATGGCCGTAATTCGCAGCATCGCAAAACCGACCACTTTTTGAGGCTGATATGACATCAGAGCAATTTGCATATTGGCTTCAGGGATTCGTCGAGCTGGGCGGTCAGATCCCAACGGAAGCACAGTGGGATAGCATTAAAGATCACCTGAAAACGGTGTTTGAAAAAGTGACCCCGCCTGTTCAGACGTCTAGTATCGGCGTACTGGCGTCAATGCGTGGTGGCCCCATTGGTCAAAGCATCACATCTTTATCTTGCTAAGGAAAAGCATGAAAATCGTTATTTATGGAAAGGACAGCTGCTCTTACTGCAAACGTGCGGTAGAGCTGGCCAAGCAGTTAAAATCTCAGGGTCATGGTGACTATGAGTATATCGATATCGTTGAAGCTGGCATTGATGCCGCTGCGCTGGGTGAGTTAGTGGGGAAGCCGGTGCGAACGGTTCCGCAGATCTTCGTCGAGGGCGAGCCTATCGGCGGCTACACGGAACTGGTTACTTTAACCTCCATCCTGTAAGACAAAGGGGCCATTCGGCCCCTTTTTTCTTTGTGGACACACACAAAGAAAAGAGACTAAATTAGCTCTAAATTTAGCACTATTTAGAGGTGATTATGTTTACTGAAACTGTTCTAGCCAAGCACACATCTTCCATTAGCGAGTTTAAAAAGAACCCTTCTGCCGCTATGAGCGAGTCTAATGGCGAGCCTGTGGCTGTACTTAGCCACAATAAACCTGCTTTTTACTGCGTCCCACCAGCACTGTTTGCTCTTATGATCGACCATATTGGCGACCAGATGCTTCTTGAGAAGGCCGTGGGTAGGCTGGACGATGAAGAGGTTGAAGTCAGCCTGGATCAGCTGTAATGAGTAGTGGTTTCAAGGTAAAAATCATCAATGATTAACAGTCGACTCTATAGTTCTCATAATGTCCGCATAATCGTAATATACTAATCCTGTTAGTGATTTAATCTACCTACCAAACCGTGGGCAACACATTCTATTAATCAGGAAAACGCAGATGACCAGCCTGCAACAACGCGCCGAATTACACCGTCAGATATGGGCTATTGCGAACGAGGTTCGCGGTGCCGTTGACGGATGGGACTTTAAACAATACGTCTTAGGGGCGCTGTTTTACCGTTTTATCAGTGAGAACTTCACCAGTTACATCGAAGCCGGTGATGACAGTGTTCAGTATGCCGGAATGGCTGACAGTGATATTGGTGATGAGATTAAGGACGATGCGGTCAGAACAAAGGGGTATTTTATCGCTCCAAGCCAGCTGTTCTGTAATGTGGCGAAGCGTGCCAATACGAATGACCACCTGAATGCTGATTTAAACAGTATCTTTGTTGCGATTGAAAGCTCTGCATCCGGTTATCCGTCAGAAGCCGCCATTAAGGGACTGTTTGCTGATTTTGATACGACCAGTAACCGGCTGGGCAGTACCGTTAAAGAGAAAAATATCCGGCTTGCTGCGGTACTGAAAGGGGTTGAGGGGCTGGCTCTCGGGGATTTTGATGCCCATCAGATTGACCTGTTCGGTGATGCCTATGAGTTTCTGATATCCAATTATGCCGCCAATGCGGGTAAGTCCGGCGGTGAGTTCTTTACCCCGCAGCATGTCTCTAAGCTGATTGCTCAGCTGGCCATGCACGGACAGACCTCCGTCAATAAAATCTATGACCCTGCGGCCGGTTCAGGTTCTCTGCTGCTTCAGGCCAAGAAACACTTTGATAATCACATTATCGAGGACGGTTTCTTTGGTCAGGAGATTAACCATACGACCTTTAACCTGGCGCGTATGAATATGTTCCTGCACAACATCAACTACGACAAGTTTGATATCCGGTTAGGGAACACATTACTGGCTCCTGAATTTAAAGACGAGAAGCCGTTTGATGCGATTGTGTCTAACCCGCCGTACTCCGTGAAATGGGTGGGCAGTGATGACCCGACCCTGATTAACGATGACCGCTTTGCACCGGCGGGTGTGCTGGCTCCAAAATCTAAAGCTGACTTTGCATTCGTACTGCATGCCCTGAATTACCTGTCTGCGAAAGGCCGTGCCGCGATTGTCTGTTTCCCCGGCATTTTCTACCGTGGCGGAGCTGAGCAGAAAATCCGACAGTACCTGGTCGACAACAACTATGTTGAAACGGTGATTTCTCTGGCACCTAACCTGTTCTTCGGCACTACCATTGCCGTTAACATTCTGGTGATGTCGAAGCACAAAACAGATACCCGCGTTCAGTTTATTGACGCCAGCGGGTTGTTTAAGAAAGAAACCAATAACAATATCCTGACTGATGGTCATATCGAAAAGATTATGCAGGTCTTTGCCAGCAAGGAAGATGTTGCTCATCTGGCGAAATCTGTTGCGTTTGAGGCCGTTGTTGCTAATGACTATAACCTGTCGGTGAGCAGCTATGTGGAAGCGAAAGATAACCGCGAAATTATCGATATTGCTGAGCTGAATGCTGAGCTGAAAACCACGGTCAGCAAAATCGACCAATTGCGCAAAGATATTGATGCGATTGTGGCTGAAATTGAAGGCTGCGAGGTGCAGAAATGAGCGAGTTAAGTTATCTGGAAAAATTACTGGATGGTGTTGAGGTTAAGTGGTTGCCATTGGGTCATATTGCAGCTATAAAAACTGGACAATCTGTAAATAAAAATATGATTTCAAAAAATCCTGGTGTCTATCCTGTTATTAATAGTGGACGGGAACCATTAGGTTTTATTAATACATGGAATACTGACAATGACCCAATTGGTATTACTACCAGGGGAGCTGGTGTCGGCTCTGTAATTTGGCAGGAGGGGAAATATTTTAGGGGGAACTTAAACTATTCAATAACTATAGATAAAAAAAGTCACATAAATATAAGATATATGTATCATGCCTTGCTTCACATGAAGAATGATATCCATGAGTTATGTACATTTGATGGTATTCCTGCTCTAAATGCCGGTAGTTTAAAGAAACTACTCATCCCATTACCCTGCCCAGATACCCCGGAAAAGTCCCTCGCCATCCAGTCTGAAATCGTCCGGATTCTGGATAAATTTACCGCCCTTACCGCTGAGCTTACCGCTGAGCTTACCGCTGAGCTTACCGCACGTAAAAAACAGTACAACTACTATCGTGACCAGTTGCTGAGTTTTGAGGACGGAGAGGTTGAGTGGGTGGTTCTAGGGAATCTTGTTGATATTAATACTGGATCAAAGCCACCAGAAATTTATGAGAAAGCGACAGACTACGATTACATCAATGCAGGAACATCCAGATCCGGATATAGCGATGAAAGTAATTGTGAAGGAGACACCGTAACCACTCCCTCTAGAGGCCAGGGAGGAATTGGTTATGTCGGATATCAAAAAAAACCATTTTGGTTAGGTCCTTTGTGCTATAAATTTCGAGCAATAGATGAAGAACTTCTTGTTAATAAGTACCTTTTTTATTTTCTTCAATCAAGAAATGAGCTTCTGTTAAGCTTGAAAAAAGAAGGTGGTGTGCCAGCGATTAACAAGTCTGACCTCGTAAGATTAGAAGTGCCTGTACCACCACTAGTCAAGCAACAGAAAATTGTAGATGTTCTAGACAATTTTTATACCTTAATCACATCTATAACCGAAGGCCTCCCTCGCGAAATTGAACTGCGCCAGAAACAGTACGAATATTACCGAGATTTGCTGTTCAGTTTCCCTAAACCTGATTCCGTAACGAACTGACATCAGCGACACTGCCGGTGAGAGCCACTGACTGGCAGTGCTTTGCACAGATATTACCCGATGCTCAAGCCGTAAGTGCATCGTTTCACCCTTCGCAGTATAACGACAGCAGGGAGCAGTATGACGCAGCAGACCAGAACCATCGCCGAATCCAATAACTTCATCGTGCTGGATAAATACGTCACGGAATGGGAAGCGAGTGACCGCTACCAGAGTGAATCGGAGTTAGAGCATGAACTGATTCAGGATTTACGTAATCAGGGTTATGAGTTTGTGCCTGATTTAACCTCTCAGTCGGCGATGCTGGCCAATGTGCGGGTGCAGCTTCAGGCGCTGAATCAGGTGGTATTTAGCGAAGGGGAGTGGCGGCGCTTTACTGAGGGTTATCTCGATAACCCCAGTGATACTCTTATCGATAAAACCCGTAAGATTCATGATAACTACATTTGTGATTTCACTTTTGATGATGGTCGTCTGGAAAACATCTATCTGATAGATAAAAAGAACCTGCTGCGCAATAAGGTGCAGGTCATTCAGCAGTTTGAGCAGACTGGCTCACACGCTAACCGTTATGACGTCACCATTCTGGTCAACGGCCTTCCGCTGGTACAAATCGAACTCAAAAAGCGTGGCGTGGCGATTCGTGAAGCCTTTAACCAGATACACCGTTACAGCAAGGAAAGCTTTAACAGCGATAACTCCCTGTTTAAATACCTGCAACTCTTCGTGATTTCCAACGGGACGGATACCCGTTACTTTGCCAATACCACAAAGCGGGATAAAAACAGTTTCGATTTCACCATGAACTGGGCGCGGTCTGACAATACACTGATTAAAGACCTGAGAGACTTTACGGCCACGTTCTTCCAGAAACATACCCTGCTGAATATCCTGTTTAATTACTCGGTATTTGATACCAGCGACACACTGCTGATTATGCGTCCCTACCAGATTGCAGCCACTGAACGTATCCTCTGGAAAATCAACAGTGCGTTTCAGTCAAAGAAATGGAGCAGCACTGACGGGGGTGGGTTTATCTGGCATACGACAGGCTCAGGAAAAACCCTGACCAGCTTTAAAGCCGCCCGACTCGCAACTGAACTTGATTTCATTGATAAAGTCTTCTTTGTGGTTGACCGCAAAGACCTCGATTATCAGACCATGAAAGAGTATCAGCGTTTCTCACCGGACAGCGTCAACGGCTCTGACAGCACCGCGGGACTGAAACGTAATATCGATAAAGATGACAATAAAATCATTGTCACGACTATCCAGAAGCTGAATAACCTGATGAAGGGGGATGCAGATTTAGCCGTCTACCAGAAACAGGTCGTCTTTATTTTTGATGAATGTCATCGCAGCCAGTTCGGGGAAGCCCAGAAAAACCTGAAGAAGAAATTCAAACGTTTTTATCAGTTTGGGTTCACCGGCACACCGATTTTTGCCGGTAAAAATGCGCTGGGTGCGGAAGATACTGCCAGTGTATTTGGTAAGGAATTGCATGCCTATATCATCACCGATGCCATTCGTGATGAAAAAGTGCTCAAATTTAAAGTCGATTACAACGATGTTCGCCCGCAGTTTAAAGCGCTGGAAACGGAAACAGACGAGAAGAAGCTCAGCGCCGCAGAGAATAAACACGCTTTGCTGCATCCGATGCGGATTAGCGAAGTCACTCATTACATTCTGCAAAACTTCCGCCAAAAAACACACCGCACTTTCGCCGGTGCAACTGGCTTCAATGCCATGTTTGCCGTCAGCAGTGTGGATGCCGCCAAAGCCTACTATGAATCCTTCAGACACATCCAGAAGTTAAGGGCTGAGCAGGACAGCAGTTATAAGCCCCTGACGGTTGCGACCATTTTCTCGTATGCTGCCAATGAAGCACAGGATGCTATCGGTGATATTAACGATGAGAGTATTGATACCTCAGAGATGAACCCAAGCTCCCGTGAGTTTCTGGAATCTGCCATCGCTGACTATAACGCCGCCTTTAAAATGAATTTCAGCACTGATGGCAACGGTTTTCAGGATTACTACCGCGACCTGGCTAAACGGGTTAAGTCTCAGGAAGTGGACCTGCTGATTGTAGTGGGTATGTTCCTGACCGGCTTCGATGCTCCGGCACTGAACACGTTGTTTGTCGATAAGAACCTGCGTTATCACGGGCTGATGCAGGCATTCTCGCGTACCAACCGGATTTATAACGCCACGAAAACCTTTGGTAATATCGTCACGTTTCGGGATTTAGAGCAGGCGACCATTGATGCCATTACCCTGTTCGGGAAAAGTAACACGCGAAGCGTGGTGATGGAGAAAAGTTATGACGAGTACATGGAAGGCTTTACGGACACGCTGACCGGAGAGGCGCGGCGTGGCTTCATGGATATCGTGAGCGAGCTGGAGACGCGCTTCCCGAAACCTGCTGATATTGAATCCGAAAAAGAGAAGAAAGCCTTCGTTAAGCTGTTCGGGGAATATCTGCGGGCAGAGAACGTACTACAAAACTACGATGAGTTTACCACGCTGAAAGCACTGCAAACTGTTGACCTCAGCGACCCGGTTGCCGTGGAAGCGTTTAAAACCGGGCACTATCTGGATGATGAGGCTTTTGCTGCACTCCAGACGGTGCGCTTACCTGCTGAGCGTAAAATTCAGGACTATCGCTCCAGCTACAACGATATTCGTGAGTGGCAGCGTCGTGAACGTGACGCTAACACCAAAGATAAAAATAGCGTTGACTGGGATGATGTGGTCTTTGAGATTGATTTGCTGAAATCGCAGGAGATTAACCTCGATTACATCCTGGGGCTGATTTACGAGCATCATCAAAAGAGTACGGATAAAGAGACGCTGAAAGAGGAAGTGAAGCGCTTAATCCGGGCCAGTCTGGGGAACCGTGCAAAAGAGGGGCTGATGGTCGATTTTATCGAACAGACGAATCTCGATGCCCTGCCGGGCAAAGAGGGCGTCATTGAAGCCTTCTATACCTTTGCACAACAGGCTCAGCAGCGTGAGGCAGAAGCCTTAATCAAAGAGGAAAACCTGAATGAGGACGCCGCCCGGCGCTACATCAGAAATTCTCTCAAGCGCGAATATGCCACGGAGAACGGCACTGCGCTGAATGAAACATTACCTAAGCTCAGTCCGCTGAACCCACAATACAGAACCAAAAAGCAGACGGTCTTTCAGAAGTTCGTGGCCTTTATCGATAAGTTCAAAGGCGTCGGTGGAAGTGTCTGATACATCTGATATCACATGGGAGGCTTCGGCCTCCTGATTAAGTTCTCAGGATTTCTCTCCGCCATATGAAACCATACGGAATAGTTGTGCTGTAGGTGATTAAGTCATTTGCGAACAAGTGTCCAACTTATTTGCTAATAGGGGATCAGATAAATGCGAATGCACAGGTATTGGCAAAGCGTATGGAGTCTCTTGGTGCCTTGACAATGCCGAAAAATAGGCTCTCACTTAAACACAATTGCTACAAGATTAAGCTAAAGAATGACGGTTATCGTCTGGCCTATACGGTCAGAGACGACGAGAACGGGGAAGTTAGCGTTGTTGCCGTGGATAGAAGTGATGAAATTTACAACGAATTGAAGAAAAGGCTTGATGCTGATGTTTGATAGATTATCCCCAGAGCAAATTCGCGAGTTCCTGCTGGAACAAGGGTTTTTGAGAGTACGCCAGCTCGAAGACAGTAGTTGGATCGGTGTGCTAAGGCTTGCTTTTACAACGTCGGTCTGTATGGATATTGACGAATTTTCGCCCTTTCGTTATCGCTGGTGTTTCGCTGACCCAGCAGAAGCGAACCACTTTTTCGAGACGGCCGTAGATTATGACGAAGTGCCGACGAAGCGCGATTCGTTGAAGGGGCACCGGTATCGTGGTGAGCCGCTTCTGCGTGAAAAGGATGAGTTCGGCTTTGATAAGTGGTAAAAACTGTGGTTTTACTTGCACTGCGCTACAGTATAGAATGACAAGCGTTGTACATAGCCAGCAAAATGCGGGCGGTAAAAATTATGAAAGAATCAATCACAAAAATTGCAATGGTTTTGGCGCTTGCCTTATCCGGGATAACGCATGAATCGTGCGCTAAAGAAACTGTATGCGCTCAGCACATCGTTGCCCCTGGCATCGGCGTATCGTTCAGCGAGGAAGTTATGTCAAACATCAATAAGATGAATGAGGTAACTGCAGAAGGTCGTGAACTTTACGCGAGAATTGATGAACTTGCAGAACGCGACTATGAAGCGGCAAAAATGGCTGCTGAGGGGATGCGTGCAGACATCATCGGAGCCTTGGCTATTGCTGAATTTTTATTCCAGGCACTGCCAGATGTTTCGGTGATCCGTTCATTCCCCAAAGACTCGATGCAGTACAAACTTTGCAGAGCGGTCGCAGAAGCACGACACAATGCAAAAAATCTGGACAACCTGTTAAATCAGATACTGAACGTCAGCCCGTATCGTGAGTCAAACATCAACCACGATGCACTGACATTACTAGCGGAACGTGGTACAAGGGCTGCGGCTAAATGGCATTGATTGTCGAATTTAACCCGGATACAAGATCCGAGTTTTTAGACCCAACTTTCAAAAAGTACCCCGATTTAGAAAGCCAACTCAAAGCCGAATTTATTTATTGTAAGACGAAAAACGTCACAACGAATATTTTCGGCAACGATGCCATTTTCACTTTCCCCTCTTACGCAGTAGAGGCACAGTTGTCTCGCGTTCATATCAAGCTGCCGAGCGAAGCGCCGTGGCCCCATGGCATACCCGACCGTCAAAAGAAAAGTAACACGTACCTGGTTTACACCCAGCATATGTGGAACCCTTCGAGCTATTCCATTCTGGCTCTTGTAACTCCAGCGCATGACCTAATGAGTGCAGCAAACACTCGACTAATTTCTCGCTTTTCAGCCTACGCAGAGGCTTTTCACTCCCGTTAATCTGCAAGACAGAGAAGTCCCATAAAGACGATCAGATTTCTTTAAAACGGCCTTTTGTGATTCCATACTCTATAGGTATGGAATCACAGTAAAAAACCAGTTATCTTTGGTTGACCTTATAACTAAAATACCGTTAAATACTGTATATGCATACAGTTACATGGAGGCGGCGATGTTAAATTCGTTCGAAATCGATAAAGCTTTGGAAAATTGTTCTGCTGAAACAGTTCAATATCTCCAGCGCTGCCAAGCCATGACCGGTTCGCAAATGATGACCATGGATGCCGATTCGAAATTCAGTGAAGCCTTTATGTTTTTCACGCGCTTATCACTCCTTGTGACGCGCCGGCGCCCAGAGCTAGGTGTTCACTGTATTCTCGTTCACGCAATGCCGGCGATCGGCAACAAAAAAGTTTCGGACATCAACCGCCTCACAGTTAACAGACTAATTAATGCCCTGGTGTTGGATGGCAAGTTAGTACAAAGCCGGCGCGTTTTTTCTGTTTTAAAACAGTTCCTTGGGTGGTGTGAGTTCCAGGGCGTGATCGAGACTTCCCCACTTGGAGCGATGTCTCTTAACAAAGTTGCTGGCGGACTGAAGCCAAGACCTCGGGAGCGTGTGTTGTCGGATGATGAGCTGGAAAAATTTTGGCACATGTGGGACTTTGCCGATGTTTCAGAGAGCACGCGTTGGGCCGCGCGTTTCGTGCTCTGCTCAGCCAGACGGCCGGATGAAGTGCTCCGGGCTAAACGAGCTGAATTCGATCTCAATAATGATGTATGGAATCAGGGTAGTAGGAATAAGTCTGGTCGTGAACATTCACTACCCATTAGCCCCATAATGAAGCTGTGCATTAATAAAATGATGGCCGCAGCCGGGAATAGCGAGTGGCTAGTTCCCTCCCCAAAGAATGTGACGAAGCCTGCATCCAAGGTTCTGATAGCTCAGGCATCAAGAAGAATTATGAGTAGAGGTTATCTTTCCGATAACCTTCCGGCACCCTTCGAAATCAGAGATTTACGAAGGACGGCCAGAAGTACACTCTCTCGACTCGGTGTAGAGCAAGACGTGGCTCGTAAAATCATGAACCACAGTCTTGAGGGAATAGATCGCGTCTATGACAGACACGACTATCTTGACCGAATGTCCGAGGCAATGTCAGCATACTCTGAATTCTTAATTGAAACATGTAAGATCAATCAGTAATACCTAACTTACTCTTCAGAGCATCATTTTCATTCTTTATTTTTTTAACAAATTCATAGATTTCGGGGAATCTCTCGGATAAGTACATCATCATAAAATCGTCTGGCGGCGCACCAACAGCTCTCGCGAATGGGATGACCTTGTCTAACGAAAGATGAGCACGGCCAGATTTGATGAGAGAAATGTTGTTAGCGTTCTCAAATCCAACTTCTTTTGCAATCTGAGCTTGTGTTTTGCCACAGGTGAGCATCGCTGCGGTCATAAACGGACGGTAACGCCCTTTGGGTTCGTACATGTTATAGTCTGCCTTGTATTGAATTATTTTAGTAAGTAACCACATACTATTAAATCATTTTAGTAAGTAATCACATATTTACGTATTGTTCAAGACTAAACCACTAAACCAAAAATGTAAACCCACACCGCTAACTTTGGGCTACGGCGCTAAATAACCATAAAATAGAATAAAAATCAATAGGCTAAGTCTGCTTTTTTGATGCAAATTTGTTGTAATCTTAAAAAAATAATAGTAACTTTGACACGAATTATTTAAGACATACTAATAAGCAATAAACTATTTAATGGTATTAACATGAATGCAATTTTGAACTGGATGTCGACGGCGACAAAACTATCAGCAATATCTTTGAGTGACCAGATTGGAGCCGACATCATTTGCGAACTGGGCGCGAAAGATGGACACATAGCAGGCTCCGATGATCTTTTTTTCCATATTAATCATCTAGATAAGGATTTTGCTTTAGTACAGGGAATTTCGAACTACACTCTCATTTGCATTCACACCAACTAAGATTTACCCTTCCTTTTTGGCTTTATACTTTCATTGATTGTGATTATCATACCCATAAATAATAAGCATTTATTTATGGGTATGTCATGAAAAAGACTTCAGTTAAAGATATCACTAAGTTTCGCGAGGCGATTAAAAACGTCGTTTCAATGCTGGTAGCACGCAACATCCCCGTCATAGAACGTGGAGATAAGGCATATGTTGAATACAACAAAGCCGGCGAACCTCTCTGCATCTGCATACCATCAATACCCGACGACGCCAGCGACAAGTTCCTGATGGCGGTACGCGGATTCATCGATCACGAAGTCGCTCACGTCCTTTTCACAGACAGTACGAAAGCCACCAGCTTCGTCTGGAACGCCGTAGAAGACACCTTCATTGAGCGAAAAATGGGGGAGATGTTCAAAGGCTCCAGAGCAAACCTCATCAACACACAAAAGCATGTCATCGATACGGTTTTCATTCCTAAAGAAATGGAGGCCATTGCTGAAAAGCTGGGCGATCAGACCCGTATGTTTATGGAGTTCTATCTGGTTCCCGTGCTGCGTGCTTGGAATGATCAAACGCCGTTCATCGACTACATGGAAGACCGCTGGGAAAGCGTTAAAGAGCCGGTATCAATCCTGATTAAACATGGTGTCGATAAGATGATCCCCAAAATAAGCAGCACGAGCGACAGTGTGGCAGTGGCCGCGCTAATTGTCCGACTGCTGGTCGACAAGCCAATGGAAAGCAAAGAACCTGACGGTTCAGATAGCAAAGAAAAGGGAAAAGGGAAATCGTCAAGCGAACCGTCCGAAGGCGATTGTGGTAGTGGCAGCGATCTGCCCTGGCATGATGAGTCTGACGAGCAAGAACAATCAGACGCACCTGGAGATGGGGAGGAAAAGGGTTCCCCGGAATCATCCGAGAGCGAAGGAAGTGAAGCTGCATCGGCCGATGCAGGAGATGGCGGTTCTGCTGAATCCGAAGAAGACAAAAAGTCAGATGGTATCGGGGACGAACCGAGCGATGCAGAAAGCGGAACGGGTGATATTCCCAAACCAACAAAAGGCGATCTGGAAAAGCTGGAGTCGACCAAACTGCCAAAAGGCGCCATGGATATGTCTATGGAAGGGGCAATGAAGATGATTATTTCCAGTGAATCCGAATTGTCGACCGGCTATCGTCCGTATGAGCGCACTTACGACTTTATGGGGAGGCTTGAGCACGCATCGGAGTTCTTCAGAAACGTTCTGGCCACTTCGCCGAAAGGGTTCCACATGTACGGTGACGCTGATAACTACATGGTGATCCCAAAACATGAGGCCGTCTTCAATAAGAATATTAAGCCTCTAATTGGCGATGACATCGTCGCGACACTCGCTAAAGATCTTGAGCGAACGATAGCCAGCCAGAACCGCAATCAGTTTGTTCCAGGTCAGCGTCGCGGCCGACTGCATGGCCCAAGTCTGTATCGCCTGTCCGTCGATGATGACCGAGTTTTTCGCAAGCTGGAGGTCAAACGCGCGGTCAACTCATGCGTGCAGATTGTTATTGATATGTCTGGCTCCATGAGAGGGCAAAAAATCAAGACAGCTTGTGCAGCAGCCTACACACTGGCGGATGCATTGGCGCGTATCAACGTGAAAACTATGATAACCGGCTTCACAACATCTTCTCTGGCGATGCCTGGGAAGTCCGAGTTTAACCGCTCTGAAGCGCTTTTTCTGCCAATTATCAAGGGGTGGGAGACGCCGATATCCAGCAAACAAACGATATGCAACCTTGGCGCTCTCGCAGGTACGATGATACTGGCTGAAAATATCGATGGAGAAAGCATACTGGCCTTGCTTCAACATTTCTCTGGCCGCCAGGAAGATCGCAAAATCATGATTGTGCTTAGTGACGGAAGTCCAGCGGCTCAGGGGCGTGGTTTGACTGGCCACCTGAAAATGGTCACAAAACAGATTGAGCAGGATACCGATATCCATCTTCTGGGGATCGGGATTTTGACAGACGCTCCGCGTCACTTCTACCGCGACAACATCTGTCTGAACAATGTTGGTGATTTAGCCGAAACGCTCATCAAGCAAATGCAACGCCTACTTTCGTAGCCGTTTTTTTGGGCAAGGATGATAAGTAAATACTTATTTCCTTGCCTGTTATATATAAGTATCATTGACACATCAGAACTACTTCAAAAGGAAAACACATGTCGGTCGAAATGCAGAACAAAACAGTTGCTGAACAAGAAAAATCTCGCGAGATCGAAGAAACGCCTATTTCGTGCAAATGGTGTGGCGGCGAGACCCATCATGTCGGTTCTCATTTTATTGGCAAAAAATGCTCTGGTATCCCGAAAGAACACGAAGGCAAGACGCCTAATGAATTGATGAAAATCTATGTTGCTGCATTTCCTGAAGCGCCGACTATGTCTGCCGCTGCCGCCAAACGTCTAAAAGAACATCAGGCCAAAAAGAAAGAAGAACCGGCTGCAGTTCACGTTGGGTACGCCGGCTTCGAAGACTATATGGTCGAAAAGGTCGCAGTACATGAAATACTCGGTCTCGATGCTGACTTACTGAAGACGGCATCTGGCGAGCCTCTGCGCATCACCGTAAACATCAATAAGCCATTCCCGGAGTTTGTGCCAAAAGTAAACCCTGACTATGTGTTCGGCGACATCGAGCTGCTTAAAGACGTGCTTATGATGATCGAGATGCGTATCCCTGGATATCTGTGGGGTCACGCAGGAACCGGCAAGAGTACGCTACCAACTCAGCTTTGCGCTCGACTAAACCGACCGATCATCCGTGCGCAGCACACCGCGTCCACTGAAGAGTCGCACATCTGCGGCCAGATTCTTGTGCGTGGTGGTGCGACTTATTTCGAGCCAGGTCTTCTGGCAAGTGCAATGCGTAACGGGTGGGTTTATCTGGCCGATGAATATGATTTCGCATTCCCGCAAATCCTTGGCGTTTACCAGCCAGTGCTGGAAGGTGAGCCACTGATCATCAAAGAAGCGACCCCGGAGTGGCGCTACGTCGAACCGCATAAACGATTCGCTTTCATCGGAACTGGCAACACCAATGGTTCCGGTGATGAAACTGGATTGTATCAGGGCACGAATATCCAGAACGCAGCTAACTTCTCTCGTTTCGGCATCGTCTCACACGTCAAGTACATGGACAGGTCTCATGAGTCCGCGATGCTTGAGAAAATGGGTTTGCCGAAAGTGTACGCAACCATGCTTATCGATTTCGCAACCCGAATCCGTAGTGGGTATGAGGCAGGAAATATCAGCCAACCCATCGGGCCGCGTGAACTTCGCAATGCAGCATTGATCGGAATGGCGCACAAAAACTTCAAGAAAGGCGTCACGAAGTCTTTCATTAACAAGCTGCCTTCCACCAGCGCGGTATCCGCAACCGAGATAGCGCAGCGCGTCTTCGGTGATGAATAAAGGTTGTTTTGGTTCAGCATTGACAGCCTCAGAAAAAAGCGAGATCTGCGCCCGGTGTGGTGACAGATCTCGCTGTCATGATGAAGCCCGCAAAAATATTGAGGCTATGTTTGGAAAGTTTGTCGGATTCCCGATTGACAGCGTTAAAAATAAAAAAAGAACCACGAAGGAAAGCACATGAAGGCATTAATGGTACGCACCGATTTTTCTCTTGGTGAATCGGCGCTGAAAGCAAGCCGCGTCGCCGCGGCCGCGAAGGAGTTGGGTTACACGGCCATTATTAGTGCCGACACAATGAATCTGGCGTCAATCATCCCGCTGCAGCAGTCGGCTGGCGATGACCTGGCTGTTATTTGCGGCGTCCGTCTGGTCATTAGTGACAATCCTTTTTATGAAGCAGCGGTCAGAAAAGCCAAAGAGGAAGGTTCAGAGATCCCGGTATGCAAACTTGGGCGCCTGTACAGCTTCACCGCGCTGATAAAGAACGATGAAGGATACAAAGATCTCTGTGAGCTGATGACGTTGGGCAACCGCCGCGAGCAGTTTCACTTTTTCCCGCGCATCTCGTTGGAGCAGCTGGCCGAAACGTATTCAAAGGGCAACATCCTTCTACTGACGTCTGATCGCGATAGCATATTTCATCGGCAGGACTTCGTTAAAATCCTGACTAAATTGCTGGAGGTTGGTGGGCGTGACAACTTCTACAGCGTTGTGTATCCGATTGCTACGCCTCTCTACGATCAGTTGAACATGAAGGCGATGAAGGTGGCTAATGCGCTTAAAATCGCCCCTGTTGCGTTCTATCCAGCTTATTACGAGAAAGAAGAGGACGCAGACCTGCGCGACATTGCGCATATGGTTATCAATAACATCAAAACGGATCAGCCATATCGTTTTCACATCCCACACCAGCGCGACAACTCTATCCAGAACCGCAAGCATTTGCTGGTTCGCTTGATGGAATTCTCGAAACGCATGGGTGTCGAGGGTATTAGTTCCGCGATGGTTAACGAGACTCAGGACGAAATCATTGCGGCGTGCAGCTGGCGCTGGCATGAGATGCCGGTCAGTCTGCCAGTTATGGCGGAAGATGAGGGTGATACATTGACGCGAATGGCGGCAGAAGGATTGAAGCGTCGTTTAACAACGCTTGAATTTGGCTGGAAGCCACCGGCAGAGCAGTATCAGGTTTACATCAACCGTTTACGTTATGAGTTGAGTGTTCTGAAAAAGCTGGGATTTTGCGGCTACTTCCTGATGGTTGAAAATCTACTGTCATGGGCGCGTAAACAGGATATCCCGGTCGGGCCGGGTCGCGGATCGTCCGCCGGTTCACTTGTTGCGTGGGCGATTGGGATCACCAACATCGACCCGCTACGCCACGGTCTCCTGTTTGAGCGCTTTATCAACCCTGAACGTCTGGATTTGCCTGACGCGGATTTGGACTTTAGCCAGGCGCTCCGCCCCCGCGTTCTCGAATATCTTGAAGAGCATTACGGCGAAAAATATGTGGCTGGCATTCCAAACTTCTCTTATCTGGGTATGGCGTCGGCACTACGTGACACCGCACGTATCTACGGCGTGTCTACCGAAGATATGGCGGTATCTAAGCAGTTGAAGCCATTCGATGATGAGGGATTATCTCTTGAAGAGACTCGTGAGCAGCTGGGCGCACTCGACAAATACGCGAAAGCAAACCCGGAAGCGTTCGACGCCGCTTGCAAACTCCAGTCACTGATGCGCAGCTATGGCAAGCACGCCGCTGGCGTCATCGTTTCTGGCGTGCCACTGACTGAGCGAACACCAGTTGAATTACGCAACGGGGTGCGCTGTATCGCGTTTGACAAGCGTTTCTGTGAATCTATGGGGCTTATCAAGCTGGACGTGTTAGGGCTGGCTACGCTCGATCTACTGGCTCTCGCTAAACGCTACATCAAAGAGAACGAGGGGATCGACGTTAACCTCGACGCAATCCCTCTCGATGATAAACGCGTCCTTGAGGGTATGGCGTTGGGTGAAACAACAGGCGTGTTCCAGTTCGAGTCTGGCGGCATGAGAAACCTGCTTAAAAACCTTGGAAGCGGCATCAAACCAATGTCGTTTGAAATGGCCGTCGCCACTACCGCGCTATATCGCCCAGGCCCAATGCAGTCCGGCATGATGGATACCTACGTCAGCGTTGCACGTGGTTATGAGGACGCCCACTCACTCCACCCAAGCCTTGACGAGTTGACCAAAGAAACCAACGGGGTTTTGGTCTATCAGGAGCAAATCATGAAAGCATCGCAGATCCTCGCCGGCTTCTCTCTTTCGGAAGCGGATATGGTAAGGAAGGCGATTGGTAAAAAAGACATCGAGAAGATGAAAAAGATTGGCGCCGACTTTTCAGATCGTGCGCAGCTTGGTTGGTTGGAAGTCCAGACTGACGACGGCCAGATTGTCACTGTTCATCGCGCCGCGCTTCATCCGTGCTCTGATGGTAAGAAGCGCACTGTCGAGCAAGCCATGAAAGAAGATGCCGACATTATTGAATTTGACACCTCTAAGTAATAAGTAAAATGTGAAAACAAGTTGTTTTTTTGTTTCTGAAAACAACTTGTTTAATGACAAAGGAAAACACATGAAGATTACTAAAATCATCTCAGAGAAGCCCGGACTCAGCGAATCAAAAGCAAAAGAGGTCTGGGATGCTTTCGAGAAATTCGGTTCGTATGGCTTTAACAAATCACACGCCGTGGCCTATACCGCAATCAGCTACCAGGCAATGTATCTGAAGACTCACCATCCGGCTGCATTCTTCGCCGCCGCACTGACAATTCAGGATGATGAAAAACACCGAGCTGTTGTAAAGGATGCACTGGCACGCGGCGTTATCGTGATGCCGCCAGACATCAATCTCTCAACTGACCGCATCGAAATAGTCGAACTGAAGGATGGCCGGGCGGCGTTATATGCCCCCTTCTCAGCTGTCAAAGGTTGTTCTGAAAAAGGCAGCTTGGCCATTATGCGTGCTCGCGAGCGTGTAGGTGGTAAGTTTGAGTCGCGAGCACAATTCAAGGAAGCGATAGAGGCCAGACTTTGCAATATCCGAGTTCAGGAGGCTCTGGAAGCCGTTGGTGCATTTGCCAGTATTGAGCCTGGCAGCGAACCGGCGATGGCAGAATCCCGCCGCAAGGCTCAATCAGAGCTGATGGGAAGCCTCATTATCGATGCGGTAAAAGTGAGTCGCCCGTTCGAGATGAATCCGAAACGCCAGGCAGAAGTGTCGATGTTGATGGAAGAGCTGCGTAAAGAGGTCGGGGTGGGCGAAGATCTGGTTACTCCGCATATCGGTGTATCGCCAAAAATAATGATTATCCTCGACACAGCGAACGGCAACGATATCAGGACGGGGATCTTCATGGAGAACGGCTACGAAGATTTGAAGGCTAAAATGCTCGTTAATGGTGATCTGCGCATGAGCGAGGTGTACGTTACCGGCGTCATTAAGCAAGATAAGAAGTTGCCACTGTCCCGCGACGCAGAGAACACCTACATCGAGTTTATGAAGAAAGAGCTTGAGCTGGTTAAACCAACCTACGTCCTGACGTGTGGTCGCCTATCGGCCAGTCTCTTCAACGACAAAACCAAGGCAACGGATTTGGTCGGACGTAAGGAATACTTTGGCGCAATGGACTTGACCGTGTTTTACGGATTCAATCCGTGCATACTTCACTTCAGACCGGAAGAAGGTGAGAAATTGGAGCTTATTATGGAAGACATTAAGGAGGCATTGTCATGAGTGAGGTTACAGTGTCACAGGAGTTTATCGATAAGGCCATTATCGCTCTGAATAAGTCGGCATTCTGGGAGTTTGCAGACTGTCCCGTCACCATTCGTCTCGCTATGCGGCAGGCGGAGCTTGATGGGCGCCGGGCGAATAGCGCAGCACGTAGCGCAGCAAAGATAATTCTGAAGCGCGTGCGCGACCCGATGGTTCGAGATTATGTCGCTGTGATAGCTAAATCAAGCAATGTCAAAAAACACCTTGCTGAGTTTGAGGCTTATCGAGACCGACTGATATCAAAGGTTGCGGAGGAATTTGTCGAGGTAGATAAAGCGGCCAGCGTCAAAGACTACCGTCTCCAGCGTGCTCAGCGTATAGCCATTACCGGGCGCGGAGTCGGAAAAAGAACGCTGGCAGAAATGTACGTAGCCTAATTGTTCGTGTTAATATTTAAGCTCAAAGATAAGTAAGGATTTACTATGGATTTAACCATTCCAATGTTCGTTTTAGCCTACTTAATCGCTGGCATCGGTTTCGCGAAAATCTGGTCTGAAGCGGCGAGTTGCGGTGATGTTGAGCTGAAGATAATCGGCTGCATCTTCTGGCCGATTGGACTGTTTATTAGCGCTTTCTGGAGCTGGTAATGGATAAGGCGATCATCAAAGAAGTGATGGATGACATCAGGCTTGATACGCATGATTTGGACGCTGTCTGGCGTCGTCAGCCGGAGCTTGTCGCCATTTATGGTTTTAAACAGGTTGAGGCTGAAAGCGCCGCGAATGCTGCAAAGCGAGATTTAGAATCCATCGAAGCGCGTCTCTATTCGACGACGCGTGCCGGTCTGAGTTTCGACGGTGTGAAGATCAGCGAATCGACGATTGAAGCCAAAATAAAGTCGTCTCCGGCGTATCTTTCGGCTCGCCAAAAGTACGATGACGCGAAGTACCTCGCTGAGTTTTACAAGCAGGTTGTTAACGCGCTCGGACACCGTCGAGACATGATCGTTCAGGCGTCTAAAAAGGCAATTTCCGAATACGAAAGAACAGGTGTTGAACGATTCAACGCCCCTAAAAATGTATCTTGATAATAAGTGATCGCTTATCTATCATAACCAAGTGCAATAAAAGCCATTAACAATAAAGGAAAACACATGTCCGCTTTAATGAACCTGCTGAAGAAAAGCCAAGAAGTTGCGAAAAACGCACGCGGCAATCGCGGAAACGATCTGCAAAAGATGCAACCAGGCGAAAACTACGTTCGCATCATCCTGAACAAAGACGACCCTGACAATATTCCATTCTCCCACAAGTACGGCATTCACTATGCCAAATCTAAAGGCGAAGATGGGAAGGACGTATACAGCGCTCATCTGTGCTTTCAGCATACCCATGATAAGCCGTGCGAAATGTGCGAAATGGTTATGGAAGCTAAAGCGAAGTACAAAGGCAACAAAGCCATGGAAAAAGTCATTGACGATATGCGTGCCTCTCCGCGCATGGCTGTTGTCGGCATGTGGTCTCAGAAAGAAGACTTCAGCGACACCGACAAGACTTCTCTCATCGATATGCCTATGTCCGTGTTTGACGACCTGATGGACGCCATTATGCAGGATATGAACGATGAGATCGGCGAACCGCTGAGCCGCGAAAAAGGTTACGCGTATCAAATTACTCGCACCGGATCTGGTCTGGATACTGACTACAAAGTCAAACCGATGCGTAAAAATAAAACAGCCGTTCCGGCTAAGTTCTGGGACAACCAGCCGTCTCTGGAACAGTTTGTAAACCAGACCGATCCGACAAAACTGATGGCGACCTCCAAAATGATTGCTCGCGCGACCGGAATCGCACTGCCAGCGTCTATGGGTTCAAGCGCCGGCGCTCTGCCAACCCCAACCGGCAAAGCAGCTGCATCTCTTCCAGGCATGTCCATTACTGGCGTAGATGACTCAACTGCCGAAGCCTCTTTACTGGATAAAGAAGTTGAATACGCGAAAGAAACCGTATTCGAACCAGAAGAGAAAGAGGTAAAAGAAGTAAAAGAAGCGCCAGCAAGCGAGCCAGCAGCTGAGCCGGAAAACGAAGATCTGGATGACATTTACGCGCAACTTAACGCGCTTTCAATGTAAGCCAGCCGTTGATTTTAAAGGCGTCTTCGGACGCCTTATTTATTCGTGGAGAACAATGCCGTGAACATTTTAATAATCGACGGAAATAGCCTCGGTTACTACCACCAGCAGCAACCAAAAAAACTCCATAGCGGCGATATGGAGACCCACGCAGTGTTTGGTTTTATCACCAACATGCGCCGCTATGCTTCGCTTCTGAAGGCTCGACCAATAGTTCTGTGGGATGGTTTCAGCGACAAGCGTCGCGAGTTTTACCCGGACTACAAAGCCAATCGTGACGACAACGCAGAAATGAAACAGATGAAAGAAGGTTTTGCAGTCCAAAAGCCCTTCATCAAAAAAGCAATCACCTCGCTGGGTGTTGATCAGATTACCGCAATCGACGGTGAAGCTGACGATTTGGCCGGAATTCTGAAGAAGCGTTATGTTGCGTCGAAAGACGTCGAGCACATCTACCTGTTAACCGCGGACTCCGACTGGATTCAGTTGGTTGACGAAAAGGTAACATGGGTCAGTCTGCGAGAAGACGCTAAGCATAAGCGCATCAATATCGAGGCGTTTTCTGAGTTGACTGGCTACCCAACGCCTCGTGGCTATCTGGAAGGTAAAGCGCTGCAGGGTGACAAGTCGGACAACATTCAGCAAGTCGGTGGCATTGGTGACAAAGGCGCGATGGATCTGATTAACGAGTATGGCTCCATTGTTACGCTGGTTAAGGGGATTTGCGATGGATCTATTGTCATGGACAAAGGTCGCAACAAAACGGCAGTGAATAACCTGGCAAAGAACGCTTTCAATGAGAAAACCGGCTGTCGGATGTTGGAGGCGTTTATGCGGAATATTAAGTTGATGGATCTCATCGACACCAAATTCGCCCCGGAGAAGCTGGAAATTATTCGCGGTGAGCAAAGTCTGGAAGCATTTAAGCAAATCTGTATGCAGTTAAATTTCCAGTCAATCCTCAGCGATCTGGATGTTTTTGTCGTGCCGTTCGTTAAGCGCTGCGGGTTGGTGGCTGAATGATTGCGTCAATTATTACTGGAAAATCCACTACGCCGACCGCGCTGGCGAAGGAGTTAGTCTTCACCTATGGCGAGTATGTCGTGTCTGATTTTAACGCGTGCATCGTCGGTCACAAAATCGCTCTGACAGCGCGTGAAGTAGATATCGTGAAAGGCCATATTCTCACCATCATTGAGCGATCCGCAAAAATGATGAACTGCGACACCATCACGTTTAATCGTGAACAAGCCGAAAAAGAAATCGGCTTAACTAAATAAAACCAAAGGAAAACACATGAAAAAGTCACCATTAGCAGTAGCCATGAAAAAACGTATCGGCGGAAATGATGAGATCCAGAAAGTCGAGCAATGGCTGGACACCGGTTTTCCCCCGTTAAACGAAGCCGTTTCTGGTGATCTGGAAGGCGGTCTTCCTTGTGGGCGTATTGTGGAGATTTTTGGACCTCCGTCTGCAGGCAAAACTTTCCTCGCAACCCGCGCGATGATTGCAGCGCAGAAGGTCGGAGGTATCGCCGTATTCCTCGATCATGAAAACAGTTTTGACGTTGGTCTGGCTGAAGTTATGGGACTTCAATCTGATGAAGATGAAGGTAATTGGGTCTATAAGCAGCCAGACACCTTTGAGGACGCCATCGACTTGACCGGGCAAATCTTATCTCTGGTTCGCAAGGAGAGTCTGATCCCAGCTGAAGCGCCCATCGTCATTGTCTATGACTCGCTGGCCTCAATGGTTCCGCGCCAGAAGTTCGAGAAGTTCGAGAAGATGGCGGATGGCACGGCCAAAGAGAAAGACGAGCTGAATATGAACGACAACACGGCACTGGCTCGCGCGACTTCGGCAAATCTCCCAACGCTGGCTAAGTGGGCGCAGAAGTACAATGCCTGCCTCATTTTCCTGAACCAGGTTCGTACAAAAATGGGCGTCATGTTCGGAGACCCTACCACTTCACCAGGCGGCGACTCCCCGAAATTCTACGCTTCCGTCCGCATCAAGCTGGGTGGCGGTCAGTTGAAAGAAGGCGGCGATCGTGTTGGTCAGTTGGTTAAAGCAGAGTGCGTCAAAAACAAAGTGGCGCCACCGTTCCAGAAATGTGAATGGAACTTCTACTTCGACCCTTCGCGCGGTCTGGACGTCGTAGAATCGCTTGTAGAGTACATGCTTGATAAGGGGTACATTCCGAAGACGTCCACCGGGCGCATCGAGATTGGCGACAAGAAGTATACAAAGTCCCAGATCGTCGATATGTACCGCGAGAAGGATTTGGGCGAAATCGTGAAGGCTATTAAGTCGATTCAGGCGAAGATGAAGTCAAAGGACGAATTAGAGCCAGCTGACGCGTAAATCACTAGAGAGCGACCTCAGTCGCTCTCTTTACTTCCCTTTCTAACACCAACTTTAGAGAAGTGACCATACATTGCGCCAAGGCTGGCAAATGGAAATTTTTCGCCCATTTGAGACCGAATGTCCTTACCTGTATATTCGCCAGATGCCCACATATCAGTACATACAGCTCTAAGTTGAGCACGAGGATTTACCGGTTTCGGTTTAGGGGGCTTCTCACGAGGTTTTCTCGGATGCTCAGGTACGATGCCATTTTTCTTAAACCAGCGTCTAAGTGCGCCGACGTTTTTCATACCTAACTCGGGAGAGAGTTCATCAAAGATTTGTCGGGTTGTGTGCTGGCCGGCTTTCCTTAACTCCACGGCTCTTTCTCTCAAAATTGCTCGCGGATTCTTCGGAGCGTCGGGCGACTCCGAGTTTCTTACGTATCCATTTTGCCGGAACCAGAAAAGAAGAGATTCCTTGCGCTGTATACCCAGACGGCCTTTAAACATTTCAAGTAATTCGGGGCGCTATACAGACCTGAAATCCATAACGCGGCAGCTTTATGCCTGTTTTCATTAATTTTTTCTTTGGACTTGGAGCCTCGGATCGTGCCTAGTGATGAAAGCCAATGAACGAGTTCAGCTGAAGAACTCATGCCCATTCGTTTTCCTAACACCATAAGGATCATGTCAGCATCAAAGGCCCCATTCTCCCATAGCTCAATGGCTTTTAACCCCGCCAACTCTCTGTCTGTCATTCGTCTTCCCGGCCGTTAAAACGATCATGGTATGCAGGATAAAAAAAGGGTTCAACATGTTTTGCTTGATGATAAGTAAGCGCTTATCTATTATGTGTAAGCTTTTCAACAAGAGAAAACACATGACCACAAAACTGTATTTGAAAATCTGCGTCACGATCGGGTTTGCGATGACGATGGTAGGGTTAGTTATCCCCTATCTCATCTCTCAAAAAAGCGACATCACTGTCCTGATTGGCTTCGTGCTGATGTTCGCAACCCCCTTCGCTTCCTATAAAGCGGCTAAAAGCATTATCCATCAACTAATTACAGGAAAAACAAAATGAAAAAGGGAATTATCGCACTGGCTGTCGTAGCAGCCATGACCATGTTAACAGGCTGCGAGTACGTTAAGCCTGGTGAAGTGGGTATCAAGGTTAACAACCTTGGCGAAGACAAAGGCGTCGGCGAAGTCGTTGGTGTTGGTCGCGTATGGACTGGCTGGAATACCACGCTGTATACCTTTCCTACCTTCAAGCAGATGAAGTCGTATGAAGACGCCTTCAACTTCCAAATGAGCGATGGTACAGCGATCGGCTACCACATTGGTGTAACTTACAAAGTAGACCCGACCAAAGTCACCACCATCTTCCAGACCTACCGTAAAGGCGTCGACGATA